GAAGAGACAGTATCTTCAAATTATATATTTGTTAGAGTTAGAAATAGTGAATTTAACTACTCTACTAACCCCTCAAATATTACAGGTTCAGGAGAATTGAGACATGATATTATGATCAATACACCTCAAGCATATATTACAACAGTAGGATTATATAACGATAATAACGACCTTTTAGCAGTAGCAAAACTTTCTAAACCACTTCTAAAAGACTTTACAAAAGAAGCATTAGTAAGAATCAAGTTGGATTATTAATGAATGAGTGCTTACAAAAAACTAAACAAGCAAGATGCTTACATCACAACCTACACTGCCCGAAAATCTTGGGCAGTATCTGGTAGTGAATATAGCGCAAATAATATAGAAACACTTGTAGGTGTTTCCGGTTCATCAAACTACTACCTCCCTGCAGACGAAATACAGAGTATTTCCTATAAGAGATTAATTTTTCAAAGTATAAACCAGCTATACTATAGTTTGTTTCAAAGTGGAAGTATAACTGCAACAGGTTCTTACGATAACTTCTTACAGTCATCATTTACAAGCGGATCTAGGAACATACACTCCTATGTAGGGGTATACTCTTTGCCAAGAGACATAGTAGGTACTCATATTGAACCTTTTTCTTTAGAAATAATTCCTGAAGCAGGAATATCCTCAAGTTATGTACTTCCTTCCTATGCAAATGAAAACTCAGAAGATGATTATGTAGAAGACTTTTTCAACATATACGGGTCTACACCCAATGCTTGTGACATAAATAATAGTGACTACATAAGTGACGAAGGAGATTACGTACAAGAAACACCAGCATCTGGAGGAGAGTATTTAGACCTACCAGACGGATATTCTTCAACTATAGTAGATGATGGAGAAGGTAATCTATATTTAAAATGCTCTGAACCTAAGATATATGTAGGAAATGTAATATACCCTCACGGACAGATCATTATTACAGATGAAATAATAGCAGATTATTTAATGAATTATGTAGACGGAACTCTACGATGGAAATCTAATCAACCTATTTATACACATAACTATCACTGTAGAGTTAGGGAATCAGAATTTAACTATACATTTAATCCTTCAGCAATAAGTAGTTCTATAAAAACATCTTATTATAACGATGGAACAGAATATTCAACAATATCTGCAACATCGACAGGGGATTTAAAAAACAACGTAACAGGAAGCGATTTCCAACCATACATCACAACAGTAGGGTTATACAATGATGCAAACGAACTAATTGCAGTAGGAAAACTAGGGCAACCGGTACCAAAATCTGCAAATACAGATATGACTTTCATCGTAAAAATAGATATATAAAATAAGCAATATGGCAATTACATTAAGAACCGAAAAGGGAACAGCACTTACCTATGCAGAGATGGACAAGAATTTTTCTTCCTTCTTTTATTCTGCATCTGTAGATTATACTAACGATCTATTACAGCTATGGTATACAGGAAGTGCAGATTTAAGTACAATAGGAGAAGACTTTAGCCCAGGTCGAGTTATCAACATACCGTTAAACCCAACAGATAATGCAGTAACTGCTGTAGCAGTAGCAGGAGATGCAGGTCAAGTACAATTTAGAGATTATAACAACTCTATATTAGCTGCAAGCAGTAACTTTATTTACAGTTCTACAGGAAATTTAGGGATAGGAACACCATTACCTACTACAAGACTTCATGTAAGAGGTAGTAATAGTACACCTGCTACCTTACAGTTACAGAGTAATAACGGAGGTAACTCAGCACAAAAGTCTACAATTGAATTTTATGAAGGTACAACACTAAGGGGGGAGATAGGTAGGCTGAGTCATACTGATAACGATATTTACATAAAGACAGCACCAGGAGGTAATCTTACATTTAAAGTACAAGATGATCCTAATACAGGAGCTTGGACTACTACAGGATTAGGAATAGGGACTATTGCCCCACAGAGAAAATTACACGTAGTAGGGGAAGGGTTTATAACAACAGGTTTAGGAATAGGAACTTATGCAGACAATCATGCTATATATGCATTTGATAATATAGGCCCGGCAACACCACAGAAAAGTTTTAAATCTTTTGCTAGATTTGCAAACTTTGGAGGACCTAATGGCGGAAGTGTGAACGGGCTTAACATGATTACTTATAGACAGGAAGTAGGAGATAACTGGATAAGTACAGGAACAAGGATTCAACAACTAGTTGATGCTACATACATGGGGTATGTGCAGTTTAGTGGGCCGGATAACTTATACGGAATTTCAATAGGAACAGGTAACAGTAAGGAGAATGCATTCGGAGCTATTCATGAACCAGGACACCCAGATATACAAGAAAGGTTTAGAATTGACCAATTCGGAAATGTAACTATAAATAAACCAGTAGCTAATGCTAAATTTGATGTAAATGGAGATACTATTGTAACAGGATCTTTTACAACTACAGGTAATGCAACTATAAAAGGTAATATAGTAGGACAAGGAACAGCTAACATATCAGGAAATACCACTATAGGAGGAAATACTGCAGTAACAGGTACAGCAACTATAGGTAATATTCCATTAGGTACAGCAGGAGCAGGCACTAAGGTACTAACAGCAAACAATGATGGACAGATTCAATACATTACAGGTACTTTCCCACTAGGAGGTATTGTAATGTGGGCAGGTTCACCAGCAGCACCTCCAACAGGTTGGACATTATGTGACGGTAGAGCACCAGTAGGTGGAATAACAATACCAGATTTAAGAGAGAGATTTATTGTAGGAGCAGGAGGAGATAACCCAGCAGTAAATGACAGTACAGGATATAATGTAGGAGCTACAGGAGGAGCAGGTTTTGTTACGTTAACAACTTCACAAATGCCTTCACATACTCACCCTGTTAGAATGCACGTAGATAGCTCCGGACAAGGAGTAAATGCTCCTACAGAGATTAACACAGCAAACAGTGATGAAGCAGGTACATATATAACACCTTGGACAACTACAGATCCAGTAGGAGGAAATCAATCTCACGAAAACAGACCACCTTATTATGCATTAGCATTCATTATTTATACAGGTGCATAAAACAGAAGATTAAAAGAAGATATTTATAATAAAGTACTATGGCAATAACATTTAGAACAAGTTTAGGAGCAGCTCTCACCCATGCACAAATGGATGAGAACTTCTCTTCTGTATATTTCTCAAGTTCCATTCACGATATACCTGACTCTACTTCAAAAGAGTTAAAATTATGGTTCGATAACGATACAGATCCCCTAACATACCACAGTGTTGAATTACCAGCACCAGGAGGAGGTACAGTAACAATAGACGGTAATCAAAATAATAGGTTATTAACAGCAACTGGAGGAGCATCACTTCAAGGAGAGGAGAATCTTAACTTTAACGGAAGTACACTATCCCTAACAGGTAGTTTTGAACCGCTTGACTCAACAGGAAATCTAAGTATAGGTATAAATGCAGGAGGAAATGCTTTAGACGGTAATAACATACTTATTGGAGAAAATGCAGGATATGATTTACAAAACCCATACAATCTTGCAATAGGTAATAATTCCTTACAAAATGCATTAGGAGAAGCAAATACAACAGTAGGAAGTATTTCATTAACAGCTTTAAATATAGGAGATAATAATACAGCCTTAGGACACGGTACTGCACAAAATGTAGATAATGGTAGCGGTAACCTATACCTAGGATTCCAAGCAGGACCATCTACACCAGATGTAACAGAGAATGATAAACTTTATATCAACAACTCTGAATCAGATACACCTCTTATTTTAGGTGATTTTGCAACAGGTCAAGTAACATTTAACAGCCAGGTGTCTGCATCAGTTTTCTCTGGTTCTTTCGTAGGAAATGGATCAGCCTTAACAGGAGTATCAACTGAATGGGACGGTACCAGAGACGGTAATGCAGAGATAACAGGATCATTAATCGTATCCGGAGGAGCAGGATCTACAGTAAACTTTACAAACGTTTCTGCAATATCAGGATCTGTATTTTCAGGATCATTTGTAGGAGATGGATCAGGGTTAACAGGTATTATTTCCACTTCAGAATGGGACGGTACTAGAGATGGTAATGCAGAGATAACAGGATCATTTATTGTATCAGGATCTTCACCGACTATTGACTTAAAAGGTGTTACAACTATTGATCAAAATATTAGAATATTTAACCCAAGTAGTACTTCCATTGGAATAGGGGTCAATGCTTTTGCCAACAGTAGTAATATACAGCGGTCAGTAGCCATAGGTAGCTCGGCAGGAGAGAATTCAACTGGATACGCAGTTACTATAATAGGGTCAGACTCAGGATTTGAAGCAGGTTTCGGATCTACATACGTAGGGCATAGCGTAGCTCCTAGAAATAAAGGTGAATCAACTATCGCAATAGGTACCTATGCACTTAATAGTGCTGTGTTTGTACAAGGATCTACTATATTAGGGTACAAAGCAGCATCAACTCTAGAGAACGGTAATGGCAATGTAGGTATAGGATTAGGAGTACTTTCTAACCTTCAGAACGGTGACGCTAATGTAGCGATAGGTACTTTTGCAGGGCACCTCGGAAAAGGATCAGGAAATGTATATATTGGAGCAGGTTCAGGAAATACGGTAGTTAGTGAAGATAATCAACTTTATATAGATAATAGTGAGAGAGACGATGCTTTAATAAGAGGAGATTTTGGAGAAAGAACATTAACGTTTAATGCATCACAGGTAATAATCCCTAACTTACCGGTAGAAGGTACAGCAGAATACATCGCACTACCATTTTATGGACTTTATAGAAACGGTAATGGTGTATTTATTAAATTACCTTAATATTCAATACTAGTACAATATGTCAACAATAAATAATTTAACAGTAACAGGATCTTTAATAGTATCAGGAACTATAGTAATGCAAGCAGGAAATACTTTCCAAGGAAGTGGTTCTTTTACAGGATCTTTTTCCGGGTCTCATGTAGGAGATGGATCAGGATTAACTGGAATAACAGCAGCCAACTGGAACGGTGTTAGAAGCGGTAGTGCAGCTATAACAGGTTCTTTAACAGTTATATCCGGAAGTACATCACTTCAAGGAGTAACTGTAGGAAGTACTTTAACCATATCAACAGGAAGTGCAACATCTGCTAAAGTAGAGATATTTCACTATACAACCAGCAGTCTTTCAGGAACAAATGTTCTAATGACTTTTCCAATATCTGCCTCAGCAGGATACTCAGGATTCAAAGCAGATTATGTACTGACAACTCCAAATGAATTCGAAAAGAAAGTAGGAACATTACTAGGAACCTGGAATAGATCAGGTATTGCAGATATTTCAGACAACTATGTAACAGCAACAGGAGATGCAATACAGAGTGTGTTTAGTCTAGATGCTTCATCCTCAACTTCTGCTTCACTATCAGTAAATGCAGTAGGAGGAAATTTTGAAATAAACATGCTTGTAACAGCATTTAAGAGACCAGTATAAAATAATATAGAACATGGCTAACGAACACATAATAGGTAATAACACCCAAATATCAGGCTCACTTAATGTAAGTCAATCCATAACTGCAGATACTTATTACGGAGATGGATCTAACCTACTATACATTACTGCTTCCTCTCAATGGAACGGAGTATATACAGGAAGTGCAAGTATTACAGGGTCATTAGAGATAGATGGCGGGAGATTAGACCTTAGACTATCACAAGGAGCATCAGGGTCATTCTCTGGATCCTTCCAAGGAGATGGATCAGAGTTAACAGGTTTAAACCTAAACGGATATCAAGCATCAGGAAGCACCTTTACAGGTTCATTCTCAGGATCATTTACAGGAGATGGATCAGGATTAACAGGTATTACAGCTTCTTTCTTTAGCGGATCAGTAACAAATTCAACATCAGCCTCTTATGCCGTATCAGCCTCTTATGCAGTAAATTCAAATTCTGCTTCTTATTCTAATACAGCAACATCTGCCTCTTATGCAGTAACAGCATCACATTGTACATTAACATTTACAAGTGCTCAAACAGCCTCATATGTAAACCCATTAATACAGAACGTACAACTAACAGGATCTCTAGATATAACAGGTAGCCAATTAGTTTCTTCAACAATAACAGCAGTAGGAAAAGTACAAGCTACAACAGGAATTGACATACTTACAACAAACGGAGTTTTCTGGAAAGCAGGATCGTTTGGATCAACACCGACAGCAGGGGTGAGTTACGATGCTGGTATGAAATTCTTTGCAAATGGAGTGGTAACCCCTAGAATGTTTATTAGCGAAAGCGGAAACATTGGAATAGGAACAATTACACCTTCTCTTGCAAAATTACAAGTAGCAGGAAACATACTTGCAACATCATTCACAGGTTCGTTATTTGGAACAGCTTCTTATGCAACAGTTTCCAATCAAGCAACAACTGCTTCTTATGCAACAGTTTCCAATCAAGCAACATCTGCTTCTTTTGCAACAACTGCTTCATATTTTAATACAAGTACATTAACACCATTATCTGCATTCAATGCATTCACTGCATCATACAGTACAGGATCCTATACAGGATCGTTTACAGGTTCCTTCTCAGGAAACGGATCAGGATTAACAGGTATTACAGCAGAATGGGATGGATCTCTATCAGGAAGTGCAGAGATAACAGGATCGTTAATAGTAACAGATACTATAACAGCAACTACATTTGTAGGAGACGGATCAGGATTAACAGGTATTGTTTCACCAACAGCTATTACAGCAACTTATGCAATCTCCGCTTCATATACTGACGTAGTAGGCTTTGCATCATCATCTATATCAGCTTCATTTGCAGAAAACAGTAACACAGCATCTATAGCAATATCTGCTTCTTATGCAACTACTGCCTCTTATTACGGAGGAAATGTATTATCAGCCTCTTTTGCAAGTACTGCTTCCTATTACGATGGAAGTGTAGTTTCTGCTTCTTTTGCAACAAATGCAGCAACAGCAAGTTACTTACTGGGAACAGTTACTGCTTCTTATTCAAATACAGCTATATCAGCTTCTTACGCAACAACAAGTTCTTACGCTAATTATGCACAATCAGCATCATATGTAGATGTAATAGATCAGCCAACAGGAGTAGGACCTTATTACCCACTATTCAGTGATGGTTCGATAAACAATACTATATACATTGATAGTGCCTTATACTCTTACAACGCAGATACAAATACACTTACTGTAACAGCTTCAAGAGCAATATCAGCATCTCATGCTTTAACAGCATCGTACTATGACGGTAGTGTAGTAAGCGCTTCTTATGCTCAAACAGCATCTTTAGCACCAAACTACTTACCACTTACAGGAGGAACAGTATCAGGAGACTTAGTAGTAACAGGAAATCTTACAGCACAACAATACATAGTATCTTCATCTGTAACATATTTTACTGAATCATTCTCTTCAGGATCAACAAGATTTGGAGACACTTTAGATGATACACATCAATTTACAGGATCTCTATCAATAACAGGTTCTTTACAAGTAGGAGATAATTCAGCAGCAGCAAGTATATCAAATATAGGATCTTTAAGATACAGAACTTCAGGAAATAATTCATATGTAGATATGTCAATGCAAACAGGAGCTTCAACTTACGAATGGGTAAATATAGTACAAAATAACTGGTAATAAAGTAAAATAAAATGGCAAAAAAATATACAGCTGATTCAGTAGAAGCTACATCATTTACAGGTTCGTTATTTGGAACAGCATCAAACGCTTTAACTGCTTCAAACCTAACTCCTGCAATGACAAACACTGGAGATAATAGAATACTAACATCCAACGGCGACGGTACTATAAACGGAGAAGTTTACCTAACCTTTGATGGAAATACATTAGACATAAAAGGTAGAGTAAATCAAGGAGATATAACATTTAATACCTTATCAGGGACCCATGCACATACAGAAGGAGGATATACAGTAGCTTCAGAAACTTATTCACATGCAGAAGGTTCAGGATCACAAGCAACAGGAATAGCTTCTCATGCAGAAGGCCTACTTACACAAGCTGTAGGTATAGGATCACATGCTGAAGGGTATCAAACAATAGCTTCAAGTTCATATGCACACTCTGAAGGGTATCAAACAATAGCTTCAGGACAAGCTTCACATGCTGAAGGTGACAGTACATTATCCATTGGAAACTATTCACACGCTGAAGGTAGATTTACAACATCATCAGGAACTGTCTCACATGCCGAAGGAGAAGGTACTAAAGCAACAGGAACAGGAACACACGCAGAAGGGCTGTTTACAGTAGCACAAGGTTCGTACTCTCATGCAGAAGGGTACTATACGGTATCAACAGGAGATTTTTCACATGCAGAAGGAAGGCAGACATCTGCTTCAGGAGCATTTGGACATGCTGAAGGATTTGATAACAACGCAATAGGGGAAGCATCACATGCTGAAGGTAGAGGAACAGTATCATATGGAGCATCATCACATGCTGAAGGACAAGAAACAACAGCATCAGGATCTCATTCACATGCAGAAGGACGACTTACAGGTGCATACGGAGACTATTCACATGCCGAAGGATTAAGTACACAGACAATAGGAGATTACTCACATACCGAAGGACAGGGTACTAAGACACCAGGAGCATATTCACATGCTGAAGGATCTAGTACAGTAGCATTCGGATACTCTTCACACGCCGAAGGATTACAGACATCTGCATCAGGAGATTATTCACATGCTGAAGGAAAAGGTACACTCGCTATAGGAGATTACTCACATGCTGAAGGATACTATACAACAGCATCAGGGGAATACTCACATGCAGAAGGACAATGGTCAATAGCATCAGGAGACTATTCACATGCTGAAGGAAAACTAACAATAGCATCTGGAGCTTTCTCACATGCAGAAGGAGTAGAAGCAGTAACATTGGGGATGTATTCACATGCTGAAGGACAGGGAACAATAACAGCAGCAGATTATCAACATGCACAAGGGCAGTATAATATATCATCATCAGCAGAGTCTGCTTTTATTATAGGAAATGGTGTTAATTCTGCTAATAGATCAAATCTAGTATTCGCATCAGGATCTCAATTACAAGTAACAGGTTCATTGATGGTAAAAGATATTCTACAGTTAGAAGTAAGAACAACAACACCTACCCCAGCAG